TAAAGCATACACCCAAACGGGTGTTTTGCTCTATATTCCTCCATAGCTCAGTCGGTAGAGCGCATGACTGTTAATCATGATGTCACTGGTTCGAGCCCAGTTGGGGGAGCCAAGAGAAAAGTCAGTAATTGAGCCAAAAACGGCTTGTTTACTGGCTTTTTGCTTTGTTTACAGCATTTTTGAGTTTTAAAAATATTTACCTCTTTTTATACCTTTTGATGTGTTATACTACAGATAAACTACAGATTTTTTACAATAAAAACCGCCCGAAATGTAATCGGACGGCTTATTTTATGCCAGCAATTTGATTGCATTGTAAAGAGTGTCAACCTCTTGAATGATGTAGTGGTCAATATCGACCTTGTAATCTGTATGCCCCATGAGAGCAATGATGTCCTCTTCCCTCGCACCTGCCGCTGACATACGAGTTGAAAAGGTTCTGCGACAAGAATGCGGAGTAAACTCATCACCTAACCCCAGCGCTTGCATCGCCGGTCTGAAACAATATTTCAAGAAATAATCCTTGTTCATCGCTTTGCCAAACTCTGAACCTTCGTGTGTTCGACAGAAGATTGTTTCACCTTTGTGATTTATACAGTTCTCAACCAATTTTAAAATTTTAGGGTGGATAGGTACAACACGATTTTTGCCGGCATCTGACTTTATGCCTGCGATAAAGTAAGGTATGCCCTGTTCACTCATATGGTACTGCTCGGTAGTGAGCGAAAGAAACTCGGTCACTCTGAAATTGAGATAGCACATTATATAAACATAATCAGCATAAGGCACTTTACCTATGTTTTGTCTGATAAGCTCAAGCTGTACATCGGTAAAGCGTGTAGCGTTTACCTCTTCGGGGTCCGGAAGCTCTATAAATGTGCCGTAGTCTTTATTTACAATATCTTCTTTCATTGCAAAATCGTAAAGACTTGTGACGAAGCATTTAATCTTATGTAGTGCCGAGTATCCTAAGCCTTGGCAGATTTTTGGTGTGTCTGTAACCTTGTAAGTCCCCTTACCGTTAGGCAGAAGATATTTTAATTTGCCTTCTGCACCGACCTCGTGGTGCGGATTTTCGTAATAATCCATGATGAATTGATAATCCGAGGTGCGCAAGTCCCTAAATTTACGCTTGTACAGAGGTTTTAACTTGATGTATGCACTTGCGTAGTTGCTTTTTACGCTGTCACCAAGCTTTTGATATGCTTTAGTTTTTATCCATTTTTCGTGCAACTGTTCAAGCGTCATATTAAAGCCGTTGACGGGATTGTACTCATAATCTTTGAGCGCATTTTCTGCCTCTCGCTTTGTGGCAAAAGTCCCCAAATAAACTTGTTTCCCTGTGACAGAGCTTGCAGCGGCATACGGTTTTGATTTGCTGTCTTTGCGTATGTAAATACTGCCCGTGCCTTTTGTCCGTCGTCTGTTTTTTGGCTTGTCAGATGATTGATTTTTACCGCAATACGGACAGAATACAAAATCGTCCTGTAGTTCTCGGTTACACCGTCGGTTTATACATTTTTTCATCATTTTGCTCCTAAAAATGGGCGCAAAAAACCCCTGTAAAATATTGTAATTTTCGCAGGGGTGTGGTACAATATTATTGCTCTAATAAGTACCATTGCACCCGCTGTAATGGTTTCCGCTCTGTCCTGCGCCAACAGGTCAGGGCGGTTTTTTTATTTTTATAATGCATCAACCATTTCTTGTAGCTCTAAAAGGTTGTCATGTGCATCTTTAATGGACTCAAGACCTCTATAAACATACTTAACTGTTTTATATGCTTGGAAGCCTACTTTTTCGTAATCGTTTTCTGTATTCATATATTTTTCTTCAAGCAAGTATCCATAATACATAGTCTTTTCCATATTTTCGTTGCCTGAAAAATAATTATATTTATTAGCTTTTAACCAATGAACAGCCGCCTGAATATCTTCATCGGTAGCTGCTTTTGCATCCTTTTTAGCTTTGCTTGCAATGTAATCAACCATTTCGGTTGTGTTTGGTTCGGGTTCAGAGTCTGACGAAACATCATCGGAACTTTCATAATCAGAAACATCAGAAGAACTATCAATATCGCTGTAATAATCCTTTGGCGGTTCGACATCTGAATGTGCTGATGTTTCGGCAGTTGTTTCAGAAACATCAGATGTGGCAGAAGAACAGCCTACAAGAGTGGTCGAACAAATTGCCACGATTGATAAGATTGCGAAATACTTTTTTAATCTCATTTATAAATCCTCCTCTTTTGTGATATATATTGACAAAATATATATCATATACTAAAATAATATTAGAGAGGTTCAGACTTCTCACTATTCCTATTTTTCCTACCATAGCGGCAACTATGGTAGGTTTTTCTTTTTGTTGATAAAATCTGCAAATTGCTCCTTTACTTGCCGTTCAAGAGGGTGCAGATAAAAAGCGTTTCTGCGTTCGAGCTCTGCCATTCGTTCAGCCCTGTAGGTTGCCGCCGAGAGGCTAATGTCACATAAGTTTGCAATTGCAGCGGAAGTTAACGCTTGCAGTTCATGAAGGACACAAGCAGGTGCGAGTAAATCCCGAGCAAACACATTAGCCGAATGTTCGGCATCATCAGTTATTAAAAAGCCGTTGCCGTCAGCTTTAAATAAATGCCCTAAAAAAATGTGTCCAAGCTCGTGTGCAATTGTAAATCTACAACGCTGAGGAGATTGCTCATCTGCATAGATGATGTACAGCTTATCATTTTGCATAAGAGTTGTACCGCTCTCGTTTTGGTGTAGCAGATTGACCGCTGAATTTTTCAGCAAAGTAATATCAGCTTGTTTAGCTATTTGGCTTACCTTAACAGGTAGGCTATCTATATTATAATCAATCAAACATTGCCAAGATTCATTGCGTGCGTTTTTGTATTTTTCATAATTCAATTTTTACCACCTCACAGGTAGTTTAACCCATGAGGTGTTTTTTATTTGTACTTATAAATCTGTATCGTCAGGCTCAAACTTACTGAGATCAGGGAGATTAACTATTTCAATTGGTTGATTGTTACCGTCACTTCGTGCGGCTTTAACCGTTGGTATCAATATTTCATCTTCCACACCGAGCAATCTATCGACTGCAGGTTGCATATCAACTTTATTACGATATGCAAGTATAACCTTTTTCTCGTGATCCGAAAGTTTATCTATATGTATTTGTTCTTTAATTTCGCCATTTATCAAAGCGTTTATATCAATAGATAAAAAATTACATATCTTGGTGACATTTTGAATAGATGTTCCCCAAATGCCCCTACTAAAAATACCTTTAACGGTTGTATAAGGCAAATCAACTAATTTTGCAAATTGCATCACGCTTTTATATTTATCTAAAATATAATCCTGCAATTTTTGCTCAATAGTCATTGCACTCACCTCTCTTTGATAGTTAGTATATTACAAAATTTTGTAGATGTCAATAACAAATCTACCTTTTTTAGTAAATTATTTTTAAAAAAGTGTTGACAATCTACCGCAAAAGGTATATTATAATGCTGTAATCTACTAAATAAGGTAGATTGGAGGTGAAAAACTATGTTATATCCTAATTTGGTAAAAGCAATGAAAGATGAAGGTGTAACTAAAACAGATATTGCAAATCTGCTTGGATTACATTTCAATACCGTAACTGCAAAACTTGAGGGCGAAACATCTTCAAGCAAAGCTGTTTATCAGGTTGGCTTTACTTTGATTGAGGCGGTAATGATTAAAAACATATTTTTTAAAAGATATGATCTTGCTTGGCTTTTTGATTTTTCTGAACACACAAAAACAGCTTAACGAAAGGAATGATAAAAATGGCACTAACCATATATGCTGTAGTTGCTACCGTAATAGCAGTAGTGGCAATCATAAAGGCCGTAAAATGGAAAATTGCTACAAGGGCAATGGTGGTTTATTGTACGAAAAATTTCAGAATACCCACAGACAAAGAACTTGCCGACTGCTCCAAAGAAGCCGCCGGCAAGACAATAAGATTTAAGTAGGATTTGAGGTGATAAAAAATGCTCTCAAAAATCATGATAAGCCGTAATTACAAAAAGAGAAAGCACGATGTGGTTATAAGACTAAACAACTTTGCGAGTGAAGAAGAAAAGTTGAAAGTAATAAACGAAATAAGAGCCTTGGTGCATCTTAACAACTACAAGAATAAAAGTGCGATTTGTTACAAAATAAAAACAAAATAAAAATCGGCTGAACAACAAGTCCAACCGATTTAAAACAAAAATTATTCGATGCTATAAAGATTCACACACAACAAGAAGGTGAAAAAATGTTTTTAACTGTATATGCGGTAATTGCTACTGCTGTGGCAGTAGTAGCAATCATAAAGGCCGTAAAATGGAAAATCGCCACAAGAACAATGGTAGCTTATTGCAAGAAAAATTTTAAAATTCCTACAGACAAAGAACTTGCCGACTGCTCCAAAGAAGCCGCCGGCAAGACAATAAGATTTAAGTAATTCCAAATTGAGCTTTTATAAGCTGAGTAACAACATTCGCTGATATTTGTGTTATTGCAGAAAGCGAGTGACTTCCCACGGTTCCGGCAATCTTCTTAACTTTATTCCATATATCATCGTTACGAATATTTGCTAAAAACTTGTGACCTTCGGGAGTTAAATCACCTACTTCTAAATAGTCGCCACCGTCAGTAGCGAACATTGAAGTAATTAAACCTGCAAGTTTGCATTGTTTAATGTGGTAGATAATTTCGTCATGAGAGTATGGTTGAAGCCTTTCAAAATCGTTGCTAAATTTACTGTATCGAAAGGATTCGTTGAAGTCACACACTTCTTCTACACTCAAAAGAATATCACGAACACAGTCGTTATTTAAACGCATAAGCATCACCTCCTTACAATTTGATTTTAGCATTTTAAGGAGAAAAACACAACAAGAAGGTTACAGCAGAAGAGTTTTTGGGAATATGTCGGGTGCTTGATGTTGATCCAAGGCAGTTTTTTAAGCAGTCTGCTTAACTTATTACCATAGAAAGGAATGGTAAAAATGATTGATTGTAATATCACTAAAAACTATTTAAGTGAACAAGCTCGGATGACAAAATCAAGTAATGCTGGTGTGTGTCGTATTTCGTGTAATCATTGCCCATTGAGCAGATTTAATAATGACGAAGAAATGCTTTGCACTGAATTAGAATTAAGGCACCCTGAAAAGGCAATTGCAATTGTACAGAAATGGTCGGATGAACATCCGCAGACGACTTATTTAAATGAGTTCTTGAAAAACTATCCGAATGCAGAGCTTAATCACGGAGTACCAAAGATTTGTCTAAAAAAATTAGGAGTCATTTCGGGTTGTGCAAAAACAAAAAAAGGTGACTTGCATATTAGCTGTTATAGCTGTTGGAATCAGCCTATTGAGGAAGGTGAAGAGTGATGAGAGAATATTTATTTCGTGGCAAGATGATAGCTAACGGTAAGTGGTCAGAGGGCAATTTGCTTGTGACTAAACAAGGTTGCTGCATAACACCCGATGCAACGGTGTTAGGTAGCTACGGTGCGGTCAACCCCGAAACGGTTGGTCAGTACACAGGAATGAAAGATAAGAACGGCAAAAAAATTTTTGAGGGAGATATCATTGATTTTTCTGACCGCTTAGACGGTGACGGCTATGGGATTGTAAAGTACGATGCAAACGAAACTGAATTTGGGATTGAGTACGACAATATCTATAAAAGCCTCGGAAAACATTATTATCCCGAAGATATTGAAGTTATCGGAAACATATACGATAACCCGAACTTAGTAAGAGGTGATTATTAAGTGAATGAAAAAATCCTAATCAACCCTAAAACAAATCAGGAGTACAGAGATGTACCGCCGACTGTGGCGGCTGAATATCTCGGAGTTGCTCTCAATTATGTTTATGAGGGCCTAAAAAAACAAACCCTGCCCATTGGCTCAGCCGTACAGAGCGACAAAGGGCGTTGGAGCTACAACATACCGATTGACCGGCTCAAGACCTATGCAAGCGGTGCAGATATATCATTGCTCACCGTCCTGCTCAACAAATTGCTCGACAGCGGAAATACAATCAACGAAAGGACGGCGTAAAAATGATAAATTCGCCGTGCTACGGCTGTCAAATGCGAACGGCAAAATGTCATACAGAATGCGAAAGATACCTCGAGTACAAATCAAAATGTGACAATCGCCGAGCCGAACGCTCTAAGAATTATGACTTTTTTAATTACATCAGTCATAAAATCAACATCCATGCGAGATGTCGAAAACTAAATAAATGAAAGGACTTTATAACGAATGTGGCATTTAAGAAACTACCCGACACGCAGAAAACTGCTCAAAGATGTTAAGGAGTTAAGAGAAGAAAACAAAAATCTCAAAAATGAGTTAAAAAAAGCTCGCCTTGATAAATCCCAAACCGAAGAAAATTACACAAACGCTCGATATGCATTAGGAGGTTATAAGAACGAGAACACTAAACTCTGTGAAAAACTTTCAATGTATGAATCAGCAAAGGCAAAAACATATGGTTTTGAATGTGTGGGGGTTGAGAAGTGATGAAAAGACCGTGTAATGCTCCCGTCACTATTGAAGGCTGGTCAATGAAATGCAGTAGTCATAATTACATTACTTTATATTACAACGGTAAGTTTGTCCGCTGTTTTGATAACGATCTGTATAACGAAGATCCGCTGAAAGATGAATATTACGCAGAACACATTATTAACGCCATTGAAAAAAGAACAGGAATGAAAATCACCAACATTCCGATAGTTGGAACAGTTGAAGATTTTGACGGATTAAGATTTTTAAACGGCGGTTTTAAAAAAGGTGCCGATTGGTTGTTAAATGACAAAGAAAAAGACCGTTGACTGCTCGCAACAATCAACGGTCCGCAAATAAAAGGCTATTTGCAATCTAACTAATATTATCATAGCAAATAACCTTGCAAAAATCAAGGAGATTATAAAAATGGAAAGAAAATCTAAATTACAGATGATAGCAGTGGACAAACTGCACCCACATCCACAGAACCCTCGAAAGGTTATCGGCGATGTGACGGAACTTGCGGAATCTATCAAGGCTAACGGAATTTTGCAGAACCTCACGGTTGTGCCGATGAATGACGATTGGACGGAGTTCACCGTCATTATCGGTCATCGCAGACTTGCAGCGGCAAAGCAGGCAGGTTTGACGGAACTGCCGTGTGCAATCGTTGAAATGAGTGAAAAAGAACAGCTTTCAACAATGCTCACAGAGAATATGCAGAGGTCCGACTTAACCGTATATGAAGAAGCAAAGGGCTGTCAGTTGTTGCTTGACCTCGGCGATACGGTCTCAGAAATTGCAGAGAAAACAGGATTTTCCGAAAGCAAAATCAGAAGAAGAGTAAAGCTCTGCGAGCTTGATGAAGAGGCATTTAAGGAAAGTCAGATCCGACAGCCTACGCTTGCAGACTATGACCGATTGAATCAAATTAAGGATATTAAAACGAGAAATAAACTGCTTGAATCAATCGGCACGAATAATTTTGACAATCTTTTGTATTCTGCTGTAAAAAAACAGGAAACAGAGGAAGAGAAAGAAAAAATTGAAAAGCTCTGTCTTGAACAAGGAATGACTAAAGTACAGAAATACAATGAAATTCCAAGCAACTACGACTATATGGGCATATTTGCGCTCAAAGATTTGGTTGGTAAAGACTTTGCGGACGGCAGAAAAAGATTTTTTTATTTTGCGTACAGCTCAAACATCTACATTTACGCAGAAGCATTGAAAAAACAGGAAAAGAATGATCCCGAAGAAGAAAAGCAAAAGCTTGAAGAGCAGAGGTGGGACGAACTTGTTGAGCAGGCGGAAGAAATAGATGAGCGCTGTGAGGCTCTCAGAAGAGGCTTTATGCTTGATGCAAATTTTAGTGACAGCAACAAAAAGCAGGAGCTTATAAAGTACATAACCGCTCAAGTGGCGGCAGACGCCCGTATCGAAGATTATCATTTTGAAGAAATTATCGGACATATTTTTGGAGACGATGAAAGCATAGACAGCTACATCAGCGAACATTGGAGCGATAACAGCGGCAGAATGTTAATGGCGGCGGCATACGCTTTGTGTCAGACGAATTACAGTTCGTTCAGCTATATCAGTGTAAATTATTTGGATAAAACTATCAGCCGAAAAAACAGCCCTGACTTAAACAGATTTTATTCCTTGCTTTGCAAACTCGGCTATGTGATGAGTGACGAGGAGATTCAACTCCGTGATGGCACACACCCAATTTTTACAACAGGCGAAGTTAATTAAAAGAACATTTTGCTGACGTCCGCAAAATGTTCTTGTGGCGGCAAATTTAATAAGTTAATCACGCTCTGCACAGCGAGATTATAGATTCCCTCTTTTGATAAATTATATACATACCTTTCTTTCAGTAATATTACCGATTCGGGCAGGTGCAGATGCCCGAAAAAAGCCAATAGATAACAAGCTCTGCACAGCTCGTTATATAACCCTCATTTTACTCCTCTTTAAATAAATTCTGACATTGTAAAAGCGGAGCATGTGCAGATGTTCCGCATTAGGCGAAAAGATGTATGTAAACACAATCACAATAAAATTTAAAGACGGTTCAAGCATATATATTGATGATGTTTCTGATTATGCAATAAACAACAATGTTATCAAAGTTAATAAAAATGGATATAATCAGTTTTTTAATTTCGACGAAGTTAGATATATCGGAAGAACATTTGATTTAGAACCCGAAATATACAACGCAATGAAGAGGTGAAACAATGAAAATAAAAAAAGCATTTGACATATGCAAGAAAAATAAAAACATTTCAATCTTTTGTAATGATGTCGGCGAGCAATGGTTGTCAGACGGATATGCAGTTTATCCTATCTTTGGTCTGCCACGGCTCAACGAGGATTACATATGCAAACTCTATGACATTAACGATGCACAGAGAGATAAGATTAGCTTTACGATCAGCCAAAGCAAACCGTTAATTAATGTGGAAGATTGCACTCAGAACGAATCAGTTGCCGAAATGTGGGATATAAGCATTGTATATGACGGAAAAGTAATGCTACCGATAAGCACGGAAGAAGGCTTGATGTTTATTGACCGCACATATCTCAACCCTTTCACGGACACACCAAATGAAACAATGGTGCTTACATTACGAAAAGACATTAAAGGAACACCTTACTTTGCTGTTAAGTTTGGAATGGTTGCATACGGTTTTATTTGCGCATACGAAATAGTTGACGATGACTTTGTAAAACAGTTGCGGTCATTGTATTTTGAAAGCGAAATCATTTTAAAGAACAAGAAAGGGAATGCCGATGAAACAGTATGAGGCTGACCAACAGCGGAAGTTATTTCAGTGGACAACCTTCATCAGAACAGAATATCCAGAAGTTGATTTGATGTTTCACATTCCAAACGGTGGCAGTCGAAATAAACTTGAAGCGGCCAACCTAAAAAGGCAGGGAGTGAAAGCAGGTGTGCCTGACTTGTTTCTGCCTGTCAGCCGTGGAGGCTATCACGGATTGTTTATCGAATTAAAATACGGTAAAAACAAGCCAACCGAAAAACAAACCGAATGGCTTAAAAGCCTTAATGAACAAGGCTACGCGGTCGCTGTATGTTATGGTTGCGAAGAAGCGAGCAAAAAAATATTAAAGTATTTGAAATTAGGTGATATAAATGAGTGAAGAAAAAAAGAAACGAGGCAGAAAGAAGAAACTTGACCGATTGGACCGAATGTGTCTTTATTGTACTGACTACAATAAAAAACACGGCACAAACTACAGCTACGGAGAGTTTGTAGCGCAAATCGCCGCAAGAAAAATTAAACCGCTCGGTTTGTACGATTAATATAGAATTGAGGTGATATAGATTGGCAACCAGAAAAAATATATCTAAGTCCATAAGGCTTAAAGTTTATGATAAATACAACGGCCATTGTGCATATTGTGGTTGTAAACTTGAACTAAAGGATATGCAAGTCGATCATATTGTTAGTGTTTATTGGTATAAAGGCGAAAATGATATCGAAAACTACAATCCTGCTTGTCGAATGTGCAATTTTTACAAATCGACAAGGACAGTCGAAGATTTTAAAAAAGAATTAGGAAAGTTGCTTTCGAGGCTCGAAAAGGTCTTTATTTTTCGATTAGCTGTAAAGTACGGATTGATTAAAAAGACGGACAATCCAATTGAATTTTACTTTGAAAATCAAAATAAAACAGGTAAGGAGAGTGAAAAATGATGATGGATAATAAATTAAAAATCCGTGAGGTATGCGGTGATTATGCATTAGATATACCGTTCGCAGACGGTAGTGTAAACACGATATACTTTAATTCAAAACGAAATGCTGAAACAGTTAAGCATATTATCGAAGTTGACGGTAGTAAACTCAACGAAGCAACCGTGTGTGATGTGCAAGAGATTAAACACGGAAAGTGGGAAAAGTCTGATACCATAATGGGAACATATAATAGATGTTCCGTCTGCCACTTTGACGAACTTAATATAGATTTTCCGTATTGCCCACGCTGTGGAACTAAAATGGATTTGGAGAGTGAAAAATGAACAAACAGTATAAGCATTATACAGATGTTACGAGAGAAGTTTTAGACACAATAAAAATAGGCGATTTAATCAAGATTAACAATTGGAAAAAACCAATGCGAGTTATGGCTGTGTCTAAAAATTACTTTGTTATGGCAAGTAAAGTATTTAAAACCAACTATTATTCCGTGTGTTCAAAATTACCTTGGAACGGTGTTAAACATAATAACATGACTAATGGTATGTTTCATTGTGGAGCTGATGACTGGATATTTGGCTCTCCGTTAGGGATTACACATAAAAATCTTTACGAGTTTATCAACGAAGAAAGTAATAGGAAGTTTTTGCAAGAATTTGAAGATGGCAAGGCACATATTTCTGAAAGAAATGGCATGCCGATTTATGATTTGTATATTAAGTCAAATATTAAATACGTAATAGAAGAGTAAGAACAATGACTAACTTTGAAAAAATCAAATCAATGAGCAAAGAGCAGATGACACATTTTGTGCTTGATGCATTAAATAACGATGTTTGCAATTACTGCGAAAATTGCGATATTTCTTGTCTTGAAAATGAAGACTGTCCTGAAAACAAAGAAATTATTAAAAAATGGCTTGAAAGCGAGGCAAGCAACAATGGCTGAATCCAAAAAAACAGTTACAGCGGAAACACAGGACAGACCGACAGCACCGGCAGAAACATTATCAGAGCTTGACAAGCTTGTTGTTGCGTTTATTGACGGCGCTCTTGATGTTAATGAAATCAATAATCTTGATATATTCAACAGATGGCTTGTTCTGTCAATGTCTGCAATATACAGCTGTGCGAAAATAGGATTGCTGTCCGCTAAGGCTTGTGTTAAGGCAAAGTACAAACTCTTACAGGAATATCGCAGATTTAGAACCAACACATTTTTCGCCGAAAAAGAACATATTGAGTGGATTAAACGCACAAGAGAAACCTCATGTAAACTAACGGAACTGTCAAAGGCGATTGCTGAACATGATCCGGAAGTGTTGTCGATAGCTTTACAAATTATTGATTTGCTCACGAAGCAGGATATTTACAACAAACTTTTTATTTTATCGGACGCATCAGATACATATAAAGCAGATTGCTTAAAAACGTTGACCGAAAATGATACAGCCTTTTTGAACGAGTTTGGAAACATACCGTTTGTAGATTTGCTCTTTAAGTTTTATAAATCGGCAGAAGAAACGAGAGCATCGGAAATTTTCAAAGAGTTGGATGCCGACAACATCAGAACTGTAGCTTGTCACGTGCCGGTTAAGTCGGACGATTGTCGAGGAATCACCAAAAGCTACAAAGAATATTTCGGCATTTAAGGTAAGGCAATATTCTTGCCGTGTGCAAAATCTTAAAGGAAATTCAAATCAAGTTAATCCTATATTCAAAAAGTAATCAAAGCGACGACTTCCGCTTTTGATTAAGCTGTTACAAAAGAATGCACCAAAAATCAAACACACAATTGCAGCGGCAAGGTTGCACAGAGCAGTAACTCAAGTGGTCAGATTGGGTTACTGCATATTTATATCATCTGACTTTTTAATACGATAACAGAATAATAAATAGTCACAAAAAAGGAGTTGAGATACTCCTTTAATAGCCTGCTCAAGGAATTAATTAAGTGACCGTTTTAGCATTTACATATATAATAAAGGTTTAACTATGTTTACATACAAGTGTGAAATTAAATCAGGTCCTTTGCTCGAGGTCAAATATTATAAATCATTTCGCAGACGGAATAAAAAAAATCTTGCTCGACAAATCAATCAATCTCGAACAAACGAAAAGCAAGCCAAAGCAAACCGTATCAGAGGAGAACAACACACACAGAGGCTTATCCTTTGCAACTTCTCTGAGGGCGACTGGTTCGCAAGGTTCTCTGCTCCGTTTGGTGAATTTACCGAAGATGAATTTGAGAGGGTTGTGTCGAATTTTTTCAAGCGTATCAAACGCAGGACAGATAAAAAACAAATTAAATTTAAGTACATCGGGTACTGCGAATGTGGCAAACTCGGTAGAAACTGGCATTTGCACATCGTAATTGAGGATTGTGTCAGAGAAATATTAATGGAATGTTGGCCATGGAAAAACGGAATAAATTTTACTCCGCTCTACCAAAACGGCAATTATGCTGACCTTGCAAAATACATACGAAAAGATGTCAATGGTAAGAAGCGCTTGAAAACATCTCGCAATCTCAATAAGCCTGAGGTCAAAGTTGTTGAAGGAAAAAAACGAGAATACAGAAAACTCGAACGAGGTGAGGCTTTGCCTTGTCCCGAAGGATATTATTTTTACAAAGACGAAATGTGGATAAATGACTTCACGGGTGCGTCTTTTCATTTTACTTACTTGGCCAATAGCCATAAACACAAGAAAATCGGAGGTGCAAGGATATGAGAGATACAACAAGAGATTATACAATTGCACAGTTTAGACTTTATGCCTCTCTTGGATTTCCAAGCAAAGCACAGGTTGTAGCTGACAAGACAATGCACCGAGCATTACAACTTGACCTGCTTGCTGTGATAGACACGCTTGATGCTTTAACAAGTAGCGACAAAGACTACATCCGTCAAGCTGTCAGTGCTGTTTATTTTGTTGCGCCAACAGCGGCATTGCATAAAGGTGAGATAAATTTGAGGGTGACTAAGTTTGCAGTTAGCAACTATACCGACGAACGCACGGTGTTCCGCTGGCTCAAAGAGGCACGATTGCTTTGCGCAAAACTTCGTGGACTTAACATTTGTACATATTGCACAAAGAAAGATGTCAGTAGAAGCGATTAAACCTGTTGTAAAATTAAATTGTAATGATAAAACGAAAAGTAACTACGGACTGGATCGTCCGCCAAATCCGTGAGGGCAAGGCATATAGATTTTATTTAACAGCGGATTGGCACAAAGTCAGAGACGCCAAAAAAGCGAAAGAACATTACGAATGCGAACGCTGTCGCAAGGTAGGCAAGTATAGCCCTTGTGAAGCCGTGCATCACAAGCTATACCTCAAGGCAAGACCTGACCTTGCTCTTGATATCAACAACCTTGAATGTCTTTGTAAGGATTGCCATTACAAGGAGCATCACAAATATGAACCAAAAAAATTAAAAGATGAATTTGCTGAACGGTGGTAAGTCAAAAAAGCATCCCCCGGGTCAAAAATCGAAAAAATTTCAGGCTGATGGATAACGGTATAAAGGCACGACAGTTCACCTTCGCGCACGCACACGAGAAATTTTCAGAGAGGAGAGAACAAAATGGCGCAGATTAAAATTGCTGAAATCAAGGATAGCTTAATTGAGCAACTGACTTTGAAAGGGGCAAACATTGAAGTCTATAGAGATTTAATTGACAGTTACATCTTCTGCACTAAACTTGAGCGTAAAATGCAGGCGGACATCCGCCAAAATGGCTTGACATACAAAGCTATCAGCGCCACAGGCAAAGAGTATATGAAGGACAACCCCTCTGTAAAAAATGCCGTAATGTACAACAAACAGCGTTTAGCGATCCTCTCACAAATGGGGCTGTCAATTGACAAAGTCGAAAGTGATTCGGATGACGAACTGTAAAATCATAGACGATTACATCGACCTTGTTAAAAGCGGTAAATATCGTGTCTGCCGTGAACAAATTCAGCTGATAAAATTTGTTGAAAATGTCTTTGAAAACGAAGAAATTTACGTCGATGAAGAACAGCTTGAAAAATATTTAGCTTTGCAGAAATATTTTCCTTATAAACTTTTTGAATGGGAAAAATTTTGCTTTGCTTTGCACAATTGCACCTACTCTGCTCCCGGTGTTTTAAGATTCCCTGATTTGGTTTGTGTAGTCGGAAGAGGAACGGGAAAAAACGGTTATCTTGCTTTTGAAGATTTTGCTTTGGTAACTCCGGTCAACGGTGTGCGAAACTACGATATTGATATTTGCGCAACGTCCGAAGAACAAGCACAAACGAGTTTTAATGATATTTATGAAATCTTGGAAAATAATGCGTCAAAAATGCAGCGGCATTTTAAGTGGAATAAAACCAAAATCACTAATATAAAAACAAACTCGACGATTAGATACAGAACATCAAACAGCAAAACAAAAGACGGCGGCAGACCGGGCAAAGTAGATTTTGATGAAAAACACGCTTACGAAAATTATGACCTCATTAACGTTTTTACTACAGGTTTAGGCAAAAAGCCTTTACCTCGCAGGACGACAATAACCACAATGGGAGATGTTCGTGACGGGCCGCTCGACAACGAGCTTTCGGAGGGTCTTGAAGTCTTAAATGGTGATACCTCAGATAACGGGACACTTTATTTCATTTGCCGCTTAGACGATGAAAAAGAGGTTTATGATCCCGAAAACTGGTATAAAGCTAATCCATCTCTGCAATATTTTCCGGAGTTACAAAGAGAAATAAAGAAAGAATTTGAAGAATGGAAAAAAGATAAAATTAATAATTCAGCGTTTATGACTAAACGTATGAATATTCCAAAAGGCACAGAAGCCCATCCTGTTACTTCTTGGGACAATATCAAAGCTACAAACAGACCTCTTCCCAACCTTGAGGGCAAGCCGTGCATATTTGGCATTGACTACACCAAAACTACTGACTTTTTGGGGATCGGTTTAATGTTTTTGATTGACGGCTCAATCGCATGGAAACCATTTTCGTGGTATTGTTCACAATCTGCGGATTTGGGCAGAATTAAATTTCCTTATGCTCAACAGCCTGATTTACAAAGGGTTGACGGAGCGGAAATACCTCCCGAAATTGTAGCTGACTGGTTGAGAGAGCAGACAAAGCATTACAACATTGTCGGTGGAGCATTGGACAGTTACCGCTATACTTTGCTCAAGGAGCCGTTAATGCAGTTGGGTTTTGAATGCGACCGCAAAGGACGAAATAATCTAAAACTTGTAAGGCCGTCGGATAAAATACTTGTCGCTCCTCTAATTGCTTCGGATTTCGCTAATCATCGTATTGTTTGGGGCAATTCGGCGTTAATGCGTTGGTACACAAACAACACATCGGCTGTCGAAGATAAAAACGGCAATATTATCTATGGCAAGATTGAGCCGAAATCAAGAAAAACAGACGGATTTATGGCGTTTGTTGCCGCATATACACAGCTTGATTTGCTGAAACAAAATCAGCCGATGACGGTTGATGAACTTAAAAATTGTTTTAACGCAATTTTATTTTAAAGGCAGGTGAAAACAAAAATGAAAGTAATAAACTGGGTGAAAAATCTTTTTAGAAAAGATGCCGTTGCAGCGGAATTTAATGAGGACGGCTCGACAGTCGATGAACAGAGATTCCACCTGACGGAACTCGCCTTATTTACCGCAATTGATTTTATTGCTCGAAGTTTGGCAAAGTGCGAATTTGTGACAGTAAACAATAACCGAGAAAGTCGCAAAGCTGAATATTATCTCTGGAACTATTCGCCGAATAAACATCAAACAAAAATCGAATTTTTTACGCAGGCTGTTGCAAAGTTGATTTTTGACAATGAATTGTTAATTATCGAAACTGCCGACAACCAGCTATTAATTGCAGACAGTTTTTCAAGAACAGAACACGCATTGATTGATGATTCTTTCAGCGGTATTACTTGCCGAAATTTTACATATCAGCGAACTTTTTTTGAAAGTGAAGTAATTTATCTTCAATATAATAATTTCGCTCTGAGGGGATTGTTAGCCGACATGTGCAACACTTATGAGCAGTTAATGTTATCGGCTCAGGAAAGGTACAACAAGGCTGTCGGACATAAAGGCATTTTGGAACTTGAAAATTATAGCTTTGGCGACGAAAATTTTGCCGAAACTTATAACAAAGTTTTAGCTAAACAGTTTAAAGCTTTTTACTCGAACAAAAATGCCGTTATGCCGATTTTTAAGGGGATGAAATACTCCGAGCCGTCAACAGACGCGGGAAAAACCACAAACAGCGAGATAAACGATATTCAAAAATTGAGAACTGAGGCTTACACGGTGGTCGGAAACGCTTTGCACATTCCGCCGGCAATTTTGAGTGGGGAAGCATCGCAATTGTCTGATGCAATGGATTGCGCTATTGGTAATGCAATTGATCCGATTGCAAATATGTTTGAGCAAGAGATTACAAAAAAGAGATTCGGAGCTAGCGAATTTAGCAAAGGTAATTATCTACTGATTGACACAACGACAGTCAGACACATTGATGCCGTAAGTCAGGCGAACAACCTCGACAAGTCAATTGCCAGCGGTGTGCTGACACCTGCGCAGGCTCAAAAATATTGCAATATGCTCCCTTGCTCGGAAACTTGGGCACACACATATTACATTACTAAAAATTACCAAACAATAGCAAATGCTTCGAAGGGTGGTGAATAAATGAAAAGCAGAAATTACAATATCAAGCAGATTGCTGAAAATCAGAGTGTCTTGCAGATATATCTTTATGGCGAAATCGAGCCGACTTACTTGAATATTTGGGGCGACCTCGTAGAATCCAAGACAAGCGCCGAATATATTCGCAAGGCGATTGAAAAAGCAGGCGAAATTGAAGGCATTGAAATCTACATCAATTCCTTAGGCGGATTTGTTGATGAAGGCGTGTCAATTTACAATTTGCTCAAACGGCAGAGTGTGCCAGTCACTGCATACATTGACGGTATGGCTTGTTCAATTGCCTCTGTCGTCGCAATGGCGGCTGATAAGATTATAATGCCGTCAAACACAACAATGATGATTCATCATGCGATCGGCGGTTGTTACGGAAATGCGAAAGAGCATAGAAAAGTTGCAGCTCAGCTTGACAAAATCAGTGAAGCAAGTACAAACTCTTACCTTGTGCATGCAGGCGATAAGCTCACAAGAGAAACCCTCGAGCCGCTTCTTGATGCTGAAACATTTTTGACGGCAGAGGAAGCCTTCAATATCGGCTTGTGTGACGAAATTATTGATCCGGTTGACTTAACCGAATCAAAAGAGATTGTTGAAGATGCACAGCAAAAGAAGAATCCAAAAGCAAAACAGGCAGCGGCAGAACTTGCAAAAATGCTTGGTGCAAAGCCTGAACCGCAGACACCACCTGAGCCCAAGCCGAAAAATCCCGAAGAAAAGGATAGCTTTGGCTTTATTGAAGAATACTTCAAAAACAAAAATTATTTATAAAGGAGATTTAAAAAATGAAGAATCTTGATGCGATTAAAAACGCAAAAGCAAAGTTTGCGCAGAACTTGAAAACTGCCATTGATTCCAAAGATGAAGCAAAAATGACCGAGGCTCTCAACGCCTATGCTGATAGTATTCAGCAGTCAATCATTGAGGTCGCACAGGAAATTGGCGAAACTGCCGATAACACAATCCTTGCCAAGAGAGGATTCAGACAGCTTACAAGCGCAGAGCAGAAGTTTTATAACAATTTTGTCACAGCGGCAAAATCTGCCGATGTTAAGCAGGCTCTCACAGGTCTTGATGTTACAATTCCTCAGACGATTCTTGACACCGTGCTTGAGGACATTACAAACAATCATCCGCTGCTTGATGCAATCGGCATCGAAAACACATACGGCTCTGTTAAGGCGATTTTTGCCACAGACACAAAACAGCTTGCCGCTTGGGGCGCTTTAAGCTCAAAAATCACACAGGAGCTTGCCGGCACAATCCAGGAAAAGGATTTCTCAACATCAAAGGTAAGTGCCTTTATCCCTGTTCCGAAGGATATACTCGACCTTGGCGCTATATACATCGACGCATATGTCCGCAGAATCCTTGCTGATGCGCTCGCATATGCCCTCGAGGACGGCTTCATCAACGGCGACGGTAACGGCAAACCTATCGGTATGCTCAAAGATCCGGAAGGAGCAGTAAAAGCAAACGCTTACACCGAAAAAACAGCAATAAAGCTCACAAGCCTTGACATTAAGTCATATATGGATGTCGTTGCAAAACTCGCAAAGGGCAAGGGCGGTAAAACCAACAACATCACATCGGTTGACCTCATCGTTAATCCTGTGGACTATCTCACAAAGATTATTCCTGCGACTACGGTCCTTGCAACTGACGGTTCATACAAGAACAACCTCTTCCCCTTCCCAACGAATGTTTATCCGTCAGAAATGGTTACAGAAGGCACTGCCGTTATTGGCCAGCTTTCAAGATATAAAGCCTGCCTCTCAACAGGTAAGGAAGGTAAGCTTGATTATTCTGACCAGTACCAGTTTCTCGAAGACAACAGAGTTTATCTCGTTAAGGCTTATGCTACAGGCTTTTCGCTTCACACGAATGATTTTCTTAAGCTTGATATTTCGGCGCTCAATCCTGCTGAAATTAAGGTAACTCTCAATCAGGCAGCAACAGCTTAATTTATTGCGGAGGTGTTGAACAATGGGAATTATGAACGATGTAGTTAATATGCTCGATTTTGACCGTGAGCACATCGAAACAGATGAAAGCACAAAGTTAAAAATTGAACTGATTATAGCCAATGGAAAACAGCACCTTCGCGATTATAACCCTCTACTTACTGATGAGGATTTTGAGCGACCAACAAGAGCAAGAAGTTTGCTGTTTGATTACTGCCGTTATGCTTACTCGAACGCTGTTGAAATGTTCGACCATAATTTTGAAAGCGAAATTCTGAAATTAAGGCAGGAATATGAGGTGAAAAGCTATGATTTTGAAGAATAACATAGATTTTTTAACCTTTAATGACGGACTTGCAAAAATCTACGAAACGGACGAAAACGACGATGTTATTGCCGACAGCTTGAAAAAGTATCGTTTTGGCAATGAAAAAATTGGAGTAACTCGTTTTTACGGAGCTAAACAGAACGATATTGAACTGTCAAAGGTTATCCATATTCACAAAGATGAAACTTTGAGAACGGATATGGCGGTCATCATTGACGGCACAAGGTTTAAAATCGAACAAATTCAACACGATAAAAGCAAAAATCCCCCTTGCTCGGTTTTGAGTTTGTCACAGAGGGGACTGTATGAAGGTGGTGCAGATGTTTTTTAAAAACTACGATGAATTTGTTGAACTCATAAAGTCTTGTGGTTTTAAGTGTGTGGAGGCAGATTACAACAAATCAACCCCTGCACCCTATCTTGTTTATTTCAAGGATGAAGAAACAGGAATTTACGCAGACGGTGAAATACTTTGGAAAAATGCAAAAATCATCATAGAACTTTATACGGCAAAAGACGACCACACAAGCGAAACAAAGTTTGAAAAATGGCTCAACGAAAACGGCTACGATTGGAAAAAACCAAACCGAGCGTGGGACACAACAAATAAACTTTGTGTAACTTATTACAACCTGAGTGTGATTTTCGATGAGTAATTACAAAAAAGTTGGTATTGACCGCCTCGGAGACGCTCTATCGAAAGAACTGTCAACCTATTCGGCTGATGTGCAAATGGGCGTAAGATTGTTGGTTGATGAAAAAGCCGAAGAACTTAAAAACGAAATCAAAAAGAATGCACCTGTAGGCAGAAGAAAAAAATATCGCAAATCGTTTAGAGTTAAAATCACAAACGAAACATTTAGGTTTTATGAAAAAACGGTTTATGCCGCTAAACCTGAGTACCGGCTTACACACCTCCTCGAAAAAACTCGTAAAAAGAGGGGCCAAAAAGGCGGAACGGTACAACCAAAGGTGCATATTGCTCCGGCTACAGAGAAAATTCACGGCGAATTTGAAGCCGGAATAAAAAAGCTCATTAAATCATCGGAAGCTATGGGCGGCGGTGATTTGAGCAGCATAAAAAGAATTTAAAACATAAGGAGTGTTTATTTTATGAACAAAACTATTAGAAAAGTTGGTTATGCTACGCTGACAGAAAGCAGCACAGGCGAAATCACATACGGTAAGCCCGTGTGGTTTAAGTCTGATAAGGCAGGCGGTAGAAGTATCGGTGCTGAACCTATCGGCGATTCAAACACAATCTACGCTGACGGCTTGCCTATCATTGTAGCAAGTGCGAATGGCGGCTATACAATCAGTCTTGAGCTTATTTCAGCAGTCGACGACATCGAAAAAGATTGGTTCGGCAATGATGAAGCAACTGAGGGCGGTATCATCGAAAAGGGCGGTATCAAAGTAATGCCGAGATTTGCCCTCCTTGCAGCAAAGGAAACATACAAAGGCGACAAGCTCTACGAAATTGACACATATTTCGACTGCGTAGCTGCAAGAGCCAGCAGGAACGACAAGACATCAGAAGGTAACTTCGACCCACAGTTCCCGACCTTTACGGTCACAGCAAAGCCACGTCCTGACAATGACTTTGTACGCTATACATCTTATGCCGACACTCTGCCCGAAAGCGTTGTAGTGCCGACTGTTAAGTCAAATCCCGGAACAGTATAATTTTAAAAGTAGGTTAAAACATGAAAGATACAGTTGTTATTAATGGTAAAGATGTTGAGGTTGAGGTTACGGCATATACAATGCTCATCTACGAGGACACATTCAAAGGCCACGGCTTTCTGCGTGATACCGACCGTGTTCTTGTTCCGAATCTCAATGATGTAAAATTTGGCACTGCTGTAAAGCTTTTATGGGCAGCGGCAAAGACGGCAGACGATACGATTCCTAACTTTAAGGCTTGGACAAAAGGAATCAGCATCAAGGACGCTATTTCAGCGATAGGTAAAATCGTCAATCTTGTTATTGACAGTCTTAATAGTGACAGCCCAAAAGCGACAGCGACAGCGACCTAAACGGAACTTTCCTGACGGCGAAGGAAATCTTATCCTATGCCGTCAGGTGTGGTCTGACTGTCGCTGATTTACAAAGATTTACAATAGGTTTTGTGTTGGATTATATCGAAACCTATTTTGCATTACGAAACAATAAAAACATTCACGAAGATGAAGAAAAATATCAGAAAATGAAATCTGTATTGCCTTTCGTTATAGAAAGATTTGAAAGTAAAGAAATCTCGGAAAAGCAGTATAGCGAGTTTATGAACCGATATAGGAAATTGGAGGACAGATATGGCATCTACGATTAAAGGTATTACCGTCAAAATTGCCGGCGATACAATAGATTTACAAAAATCCTTAAAAGCTGTACAGTCCTCATCGGCGAGCTTGCAGAGAGAACTGACTGCAATTAATAAGCAGTTGAAATTTGATCCTGAAAACACTGTTTTGCTTACCCAAAAGCAAGAAGTGCTAAAAGAACAAATTGAAAATAGCAAATCTGCCCTTAAAAAGTTACTTGATGTACAGGATCAGGTCGAAGAACAGGCCAAAAACGGCGAAATCTCAACTGAACAGTACAGAGCCTATCAGCGTGAAGTTGAAAAAGCGAAAAGCAAACTTGAAACTTTCACTAAACAGCTTGCAGAAACCGAGGAAAAAGCAAATGCAATAAACCTCGAATCTGCCCGAAGTGAGATGTCAAAAACCGAAACAAGTGTTGGTAAAGTCGGCGACAGCTTTAAAAACCTTGAAAATAAGTCAAATAAAACTGATTTATCCAAGGTCAAAAAAGAAATGGATGACGTTAAATCCTCTGCTGACAATCTCAAATCTGCTGTTGGTGATGCATTAAAAGAAGCAGGCGCAGCGGCAACAACGGTTGGCGGAGCGTTGACCGGAACTGTCATAAGTGCAAACAGTGAAGAAAAAGCTTTAAATTCCTTGCAGGCTCAAACCGGCTTGACCGCCGAGGAGATGACAAAGTACAAAGATGTCCTTGAAGAGGTTTACAAAGGAAATTTCGGCGAATCTCAGGAAGAAGTTGCAAATGTCCTTGCTTTGATTAAGCAGACAACGAACGAGACCAATCCAAGTAAGCTTAAAGATATGACCGAAAATCTCTTTACATTGAGAGATACATACGATTACGATTTTGTCGAAACCTTGAGAGCGGTCAACATGCTTATGGAGCAGTTTGGCATAACAGGCGAAGATGCTTTTAATCTCATTGCGCAGGGCAGTCAAAAAGGCCTTAATAAAAACGGTGATTTGCTTGATACAATCAATGAATACTCCGTACATTACAAGCAACTCGGCTATGATGCAAACGAGTTTTTTAATTCGCTTGAAAATGGCTCTAAAGCAGGTACTTTCAGTATCGACAAGCTTGGCGATGCCATGAAAGAGTTTGGAATTCGTTCTAAAGATACAACCTCGAGTACGCAGGAGGGATTTACTCTTCTTGGTTACGGCGCAAAAGCCTCAGCTGAGGACATTCAAAAAGCCAAAGATGAAGTCGCAAAGCTCGAAAAAAAACTTTACTATGCAAAAGAGGAGCAAAAAGGCTTTAACAATTCGACGAGCGAATTAACAAAGCAAAAAAACGCTGACAAAATTGCCGAATACTCCGAGGCGTTAAAAACCGCTAAAGAAAATCTTGCAAATCTCGAATCAGCAGGCAAAGGCACAAAAGGTAGTATTGAGGATTTGCAGGCAAGATTTGCAAAAGGCGGAGACAGCGCAAAATCAGCAACATCAGAAGTCTTAAAGGCTCTTTTCGAGATGGACGATAAGGTCAAGCAGAATCAGGCAGGCGTTGACCTCTTCGGTACGATGTGGGAAGATTTGGGAATCGACGGCGTAAAAGCCTTAATGAAAGTTAATGGCTCTGCCGACAAGACCAAAAATACCATGAAAAAGATTAAAGACATCAAATACGACGATGTCGAAGCCGATTGGGCGAGCCTCGGCAGGACTGTGCAGACTGATGTCATTAATCCTATCGGCAAATCATTATTCCCCGAGGTAAAAAAACTTTGTAAATTTGCGAGCAAGCATACAGATGATATTATTCCAACGCTAAAACAGATTGGTGTTTTAACTACTGCTATTTGGTCGGGTAAAAAGGCCACTAAAATAGTTACAGAAATCAAAAATCTGTGGGGAGCTTACAAGTCTTTGAGAGCGGCAACAGATGCCGCTAAAATCTCACAAGAGGGACTTAACACTGCTCAAAAAGCAAATTTGTGGGGATTAGTTGCAGGTTTAGTTGTTGGTGCTATAGGCGAAATTTGGGCATTTTCAGAGGCTAACGACAGTGCAAAACAATCCCAAGAAGAACTTAACGAAGCTCAGGAAAAAGCAAAAGAAGAAATCAAAGAATTGAAAGACGCAAATGATGAATATGTGCAGAGCAAGAAAGATGCGGCATCAGAGGTTGAAAGCGAATTTCAATATTACGACGATTTATGGGTCGAATTGCAAGGTATTGTTGACAAAAACGGCGAAGTCAAAAAAGGCTATGAAGACAGAGCAAAATTTATTACCAATGAATTGAGCCGAGTTACAGGCAATGAAATCACTTGGAACGGCAATGTTATTCAGTCTTATAAAGACCTTAAAAGCTCAATGGATGATGCCCTTGAATCAAAGAAAGCACTTGCTTTGCTTTCAGCGTCCGAAGATTCTTATCAGACAGCAGTTTCAGGTCTTGCAGGCGCAAAGACCGACAGCGTTAATCAGTATGCCATTGTTCGTGAAAATAAAAATGATGTGAGCAAGGCAAGAGATAGCGTAAATAGCTTGCAAATGCATGACACAAAAGTTGAAAATGTCGCATGGTGGGCATATGAAAATAAGAACATTGATAAGCATACATTAGGTGTCATCAGCGCTAACGCTAAAGGTGAAAAGGTTGATAAAGAAGAACTTGATGTCGCTCAAAGCCGTATAAAGGCATTAGAAACAGCTTACGACCAAGAATTGGAAAATCGCAAAAATGTTTTAAGCCAAAAAGAAAGCGTTCTTAAAGACGCCGAAGCCAAGTACAAAACTTATCAAGACAAAATCGTCAACTACAACACCACAATTCAAAATTTTGAGAATTTAACCGCTGCAAATGCTAAAGGCAATGCCGAAGAAATCAAAGCCGCTATGTCTGATGTGGAAAACAGCTTAATCACTCACACGACAGGAACTAAAGACACACTCGAACAGCAGGTCAATGATTTTAAGACAAATGCCGAGAATTTAAGGACAGCATACAAAGACGGTGTTGAGGGTGTCACAAAAGACCAAGTTGAAGAAGCCGAAGAATTGCAGGAAAGAGCAGAAATCGAGCTTGCTAAGTACACCGATATGTATGGCACGGTTGCCGCGATTGCTACAGGCAAAGCTGATGAGATTAATGCACAACAGCAGAAAATCAAAAACGGTTTCATTGATGCTGAAACAGGTTCAAGAGAAAGCCTCGAAAATCAGCTTGCAAACTTTACCGCAAACTATGAGTTGTTAAAAACTGCAATGGACGAAAATCAGCCGGGCGTAACCCAAAAAATGGTTGATAACGCACACGAGCTTGTCGATAAGGCAACCGCTGAACTCAACAAACTTGAAGGCAACAGCGAAACCGCCGGTAAAAACGGCACGAAGGCTGTCGGAAATGGCATGGAAGACGAGGAAAGTCTAGATTCGGTAAGTAAGGCAGGAAAGGGAATTCTTGACAGAATCGGAAGCAGTCTTTCAGAAAGTTACAACTTAGCTTTCAAAGAAGGTCAGAATGTTTCAAAAGGCTACAGCAATGGTCTTAGCGGACTTTTTGAAATGGTTAATGAGAAAGCAAGAGAGCTTGTGAATGGCGGACTTACGACAATTCAAAAAACGCAGGATTCACATTCACCGGCAAGGAAATCAAGGAAGTTCGGTAGATTTTTGGGACAAGGCTATTGGCTTGGAATCGAGGACGAAATTGCCGAGACTAAGAAAAAAGCGCAGGCTCTTTCAGCAACTGCACTTGCAGGTGTCAGTGGAAACCCGATTGACAGCATTAACAGCAAATTTGCAGGAATCCGAATGAACAGCGAAAGCGCCTTTGCAAGTCAGTCTATGTCAAGGGTTGTGACTAATTTTCCGAATGTTGAAATTAAATTTGTAGGCGATGTAAACATCAATAATGACATGGATGTTGACGAATTTAACCGCCGTGTATCAAATGCGATCATGCAGACACTTGTCGGCGAAGTATCGAAATGGGGAGGTTAAAGATGAGGCATAGTTTTACATACAACGGCATTGATTTGCGAACATTAGGCTTCTTTATAGCAAGCACTCCCAAATATCAGATAGCGAAACGCAGTTTTGATTTTATCTCTGTTTATGGAAAAAACGGCGGAGTGATTTCCGACAATGGTGTTTTCGATAATGTTGAAATGCAGATTGAGGTCAACAGTTACCCGTACATCGTCCCAAACGAAAATAACGCAGAGCTTGTAAGAGCATTCGCCGAATGGCTTACCGTTTGGGACGGTGAATATAAAATTTTCAGAGACACATACAACCCCGGCTATTTCAGCAAAGCAATTTGCACAGGAGTTGAAACGATTGAAGAGGTTGCACCGCTCTGCCTGAAAACGACAATAAATTTCAGCCGTGTGCCGTTTTGGTTTAGCGATTTAGGACAGGAAACAATAAAAGTAAAATCAACTTCAACTCAAACTGCTGAAATTGAGCTTTTCAACCCTGAAAGCTATGCCGCTGAACCTTTTATTAAAATCATTAATTCAGGGGCAAAAATAACGCCGCTGATACTGACCGTTAATGACGGTCAAACTCTGACGGTAAAGACATCCTCGGATAAGGATTACATAGAACTCAATTCAGAAGAACAGACTGCCTCTTTTGATGACGGTAAAACATTAGCAAATAACTGCATCATCTGCACAGAATTTCCGAAACTTACACCGGGGTGGAACAAGATTAAAATTTCAGGAAAGAACGCAAACACTTTTACTGATGTTGAAATAAAACCGAACTGGAGGAGGCTATGAGAAATGCAACCGATTTTATACGAAACAGCGGATTATTATAAGAATCCAACCGCCTTGTTGGAATCAAACGGCTTCGGGTTCTTGAATGAATGCACCGAGTTTTTGGTGACAATGGAGCAAAATGGCACATACAGCTTTAGTGCAAAAATTAAAAGCACAGATAAGCTCGCGCCAAAAATTAAAATAACCTCATATATTAAAGCGAAAGTGAATAATGTATCTGAGCCACAGTACTTTTATGTAACCAAAATAGAGGTCGATAAAAACGGTGATTTAACCGTGTCGGGTGAACATGTGTCAAGAATGTTTTTTCAAAATGGCACAATTCCTCGTGCGACAGACGGTTCGATGTATGGCACGCCGAAAGAACTCATTGACCACTTTATGCGAGATTATAGCCAAGTAGGAGAACCTCTGCATATGTGGTTTACGGAGGCCCCATATAAGTGGTTTAGTTTCAGCTCATCAATCACAGCAAAGAAAAGAATTTACTTAGGCTATTCACAGGCGGTAAAGTTTGAGGACATTTTCAAAGACGATGACGAAGGATTAATAAATCAGTTTGACGGTGTTCTGTATTTTAATAATTTTGACATTTATTTTAACAAAATCAGTACAGCAGGTGCGAAAAGTGGCTATCGTATAGCTTTCGGCGCTAATGTGTCAGATTATAAGCAGACTGCTGAAATCGGCAATTACTATACACATGTTATGCCTTACGCACGATGTAACACTACGAATAATAAAGAAGTCGTCGTGTCAAGTCCTGAACCGTATGAAACAGGTTTAAAACGGAGTATTAAAAACACATATTTATACGACTGCACAAGTAAAATCAAGAAATACACTTTAAACACAAGCACCGGCGAAAATTACGAAGAAGTCAGAGATGCCTTGCGATATGCAGTTGCTGATTATAACTATTCGACGGAACAAACATCGGAAACACTGAGTATAAGGGTAACTCTTGAAAACGAGCTCACTAAAATGCACGCAATCAAACTTTACGATGAAGTGACGGTTGTAATGCCGGACGGCACGAATTTGAACCGAAGAATTTCAAAAACGGTCTACGATAGCGTATCTCAGAAATACAAGGAAATTACAATCGGCGACTTAAGTATGTCGATGTCTGACTTACTGAAAATTCAAAGGAGGTTTAAAAAATAATGGCAATTAGTTTAGCACATAAATCAATTACAATTGATATTAATAATCGAAATGCACCAAATGTTGTTGCAATTGCAAATGTAAACGATAAAGCCGTCCGCTATCTTGATGTAACATTGACGGCAAGCGGTGAAAAATTGACCTTTGCAGATTGCACAGCAACAGCGACTTTTGCGACTGACGGATATTTAATTTCAGATTCAGTTGCTTGCACAATAAACAGCGCAGCGGATGTTATTACTGTTCCGCTCGAAAATTTCAAGTCTATGTCAGGCTTTTTAGCGATTGAAATCAAAATTGCAAACGGTGAAACGCAGGTTTTGAATACACCGCTTGCTTTAAAAGTTAAAGTGACTCCAAGTCTTCTTGACAAGAGCATGATCAATAAAGACAGCGCTGGCACGACCGCTGAAATCTGTAGAGAGGTTGCCACAGCAAGGGGCAAATATGACAACCTCAACGCAAGGCTTAACGGGATTGATTCTGCTGTAACCAACAAAGCAGAGAAAAGCACGGTCAGTCAGCTGTCGGCACGAATGCAGACGGCAGAAACATCTCTTGCGGGTAAGGCTAATGCAACGGATGTCAATAATGCTCTTAAAGCGAAAGAGGACAACGCAAACAAAGTGAGTTCCAAAACGGACATCGCAGACAGCAGAGTTAATTATCCAAGCATTGAATATCTTGACGCTTATTATTACAAGGCAAATGAACTCTACTCGTCGGAAGAAACGGACGAGCTTCTCGGCAACAAAGCTAATGTTAATTCTGTTTATCCAAAGACAGAAACTGATAAATTGCTT